AATAGTTTCTCTAACTGTCGTAATTCCAACGTCAATTCCATTCTGACCGACATAGAAGAAAATATCTACTCTGTCGTTAACCTTTGGTGCCTCAGTAAACGTAAATGATGTTCCTCCAAGGAACTGATATGCATATCCTGGAGTTTGAAGAACGCCGTTTACAAAGATAACAAGAACTGCATCCAAATCAATCGCACTGGAAAGTCTTGCCGCAGGATCGATTTCAAATGCTAACAATTCACCATTATAGAAGAGTGGGAATCTCTTTCTATTTCCGTCTTGATAACCAGCAATACTATCAATGTAATCCATTTCACCGAATGACCAAGATGAGAAGAAATCATTGAAGGTTTGTGTGATTTCAACTTGGAAATCGGCAATTGGTGCAGTATAATCCTTAGCAGTAACAAGACCAACAACTTTTACAACATCTCCAGGTTGGAATCCATATCCATTTCTAGCAATCTTGAATGACTCAATTGAGAATAATGTTGAACCAATACCGACATTACTTGTGCCAGCGGCACCAACTGTCAAGTTGAGAAGTAAGTTCTTACCAGTCTCCGTTGTAGCACCAACACCAAGTCTAGAAACACCAGTAACAGGCATATTTTCATAATTTGGTTCTGGAATCTCAATAATAGGATTGATATATCCAGTACCACCATTAACAATATTGAGTGCCAAAGTTCCTCCAGCACCGACTACTGCCTCAACAACAGCACCCGTTCCACCACCACCAGCTGGACCAACATTAACAGTTAAAGTGTTTACTGTCGTAGAAGCAATGGAAAGATTAACTCCTGCTGCTGGATCTGTAGGTCTTGGATAAACTTGTTCTGTGAAGAAATCATCATCAGAACATCTGAATACGATTGAACCAGTATCGAATCCAACAGTATCTGCAGTTGTTAATCCATGTCCATCAATTGTTACTTGAAGTTCACCTGTATGTGAAGTGAATTTAGCATTAGTGATTGAATAGGTGTTACCACTACCATCAAAAGTTGAATTTATACCTGCTCTTACAAATCTATGCTCATATGCTCTATCAGTAACTGCGATAGAAACTGGTGATCTATATCCAGAACCGAAATTTAAATTATAATGTCTATAAATTTCACCATCACCCGTGTAGTAATGTGTAATTGTGCTTGGTCCAACAAGAACATTGACTTTGTTTGCATCAACAACATTAAACAATGCAAGAGCGCGATCATGATCTGGGAAGATTGTAGTTGTAATACCAGAACCACTTGGGCAGGTAAATGCGAGACCAACTAATTTTACACTATCACCATTTCTAAGATTGTGTGGTTCAACAGTTTCAACCTCAAGAATTCCAGAAATCTTATTATACGTTGCCGTGCTTATAGAAACAGGTCTAGTCCAAGTATTGATGCCAACAATATCTGTGATAGTTCCAGAAGAATCTTTTTCTGCCTTAACCACAGCACCTACAAGAGGTGCATAACCAAGACCAGGTGTCGAACCAAGGGAAACTACCAAACCACCTCTTGGAATCTGATTCTGGTTGATATCAAACTCAGATTGAATGGGAAGACCATTGGTTGAAGTGATACCAGTAAATACAACACTAGAAATACCTGCAGAGGTGTCTCTCTCGAAAACATAATTGTTTCCAGCGTTGTTGAGAGTTGATGGTGTCTGGAAAACACCATTAATGAACAGGATTCCATTACCAGGTTGAACACCAGAAGTATTGATTCCTTCAATGGTTGTAGTGTAGGTTTTAGCAATACCAGTGAAACTATCCGAAATATCATCGAAGAGCATATTGGTATCATAATTCGATCTCAAGAAGGTTCTGCCAGTGTATTCTGCCTTAACATAAGGAAGATTTGAAGAATTTCTTCTTGCTCTAGAGTTTCCTTTTGGAGGATCAACGAAGAAGATTTCATTCTTAACAATGTTAATTGCACCTCTGTAAATTCTGACCTCTGCGCCATCAGTGTGAGTAGTTGCTGCAGAACCAACGATTCCGCGAACAACAGATACAGTTGGGTATGTTGCAGCAGCACCTGCAGCAATAATTCCATTGATTGGACCAAGAAGTTGACCATTAACATTAGTGCTAAGTCCAACTTCAACAACCTTCATGTATTCATCATCAATTCTAAGAAGGTCTCTTGGTTGAACCGAAGAAATACCACTAAGATTGAAAGTTGAAATACCAGCAGTAATACCTCCATTGTTGTTTTCTAACAGATGGTTGATTGGCGTAAAGGCAATTGGTTGCTGCACGATACCGTCAAGTGCAACAACAGTCTTTGTCAACTTCTTAGTAAATTCAAGTTCATGAGAATTTCCAAGTCCAGCATCAGTAAATGTGATAGCAATACCAACATTTCCACTCACTCCAGCAGATGAAGCAGCTTCTCTTGCCCATTCTGGTTTAGTTGCTAATTGGAAAGTATCTGGAGTAAGTGCAATTGGATAAACTCTTTCTGGAAGTCTATCAGTAACAATACCAAGATAGTTTTCAGTGCTACCAATACCCATTGCAGATTTGCCAACACCAACAAATGTTGCTTCTGGTGTATAGATTAATTCTTCACCAGTGTTGAAGAAGTGATTTGGATAACTGAAAATTCCCGTTGCATAATCTATAATGGATGTATTTGAAGGATCGAAAATCTTAGTATAGATTGGGTCACCTTCATGCTTAAGTGTGAAGTTAACTCTGTTTGCTCTCAATCCATTTAAACCGTCAAATGCGGATAATAATACTAATTGAGAAGCAGGACCATATTCAAGTGGATTTGCTTGGTTATCAAAATCCATTCCTCTATAGAGAACTTCACCAAACGCTTGAGTTTCTACATCATATCCAGAATCTGGATAGAAATTCAAATGGAAGTTAGAACCAATAATTTCTCCACCAAAGGTTCCAATACCGGTAGTATTGTTTGTTGGTGAAAATGGTCCTTGAGTTACAAACAATTCAGAATCTTGATCGTTTGCAAGGATGTTAACTTGATGTATTGCTGATGACTGACCAGCAGAAACCCGAACAATTGAATTAACTGCAGAAATTGAATTTATATCATAAGAACCAATTCTTACTACAGTTGTTCCAAATCCAACAGTAGACTCTAATCTAGCACTTAATTCTGTGCCTGCTGGTTGGTTGTTCAATAAGAATCTATATGTTCCAATTCCTGCGGTTGTTGTCCCAAATCCAACAATATTGGAACGAACATCATACAGAACTGTGGAAGATATTCCACTGTTCCTTGCAGTCAGAGATACAGTTCCTGCATTAGAATCATATGTTGCACTAAGAATTCCTGTTTGTACATAACTATAGGACTGAGTAGTTGCATCGAAATAATACTCACTCAAATAAGTATCTGAACCATCAAAGTCAATCGCAGCTTCAACATAGTTGACTACTGTACCAAATCTATCGGAAATTTCAATGTTTGCAAATGCACCATTAAATTCGGTTGCATCAAATTCTGCAATAGTCTTGATACTTGATGCTGTTCCGACACTACCAATACCAGCAGTGAATGTGCCAATAACATCTACAGAACCAAGGGATTGTGTTCCAACTCCAGAAACACCACCAGGAAGTGCCTGATAAAGGTATGATTTCTTCAGAATCTTAATATCATGGTCAGTTTCATATGGGTCAACAGGATCGAAGATTATGGTTTTTCTACCAAATCCATCAGTATCTGCTCTGAATGAACCAAGTTGCTTATTGCTATAATTACTATACTTTTCAAACAAGAAGGTATCTGTAGCAGTCGACTGAAGAACAAGTTCGGATAATTGAATGTCTGAAGTGTCTGGATCTACAACCTGAACAAGATATCTGTTGTGATTTTCAGAAAACTCAATTTCTTCAAGTTCCACAAATATATCTTGGAAACCTTTGCTTGAGAATTGTGGACTAATATCATCATGAATAAGAACTCTATTGGTTCTACACTCAGTAAAGTCTGTAAGTTTCCTGTTTTCTATCTGTAAAGAATTTGATTGTAAGAAATTGCCAACTGGACTTTGTCTTGGACTATCATCAAGTGCATTATCGAAGTTATTAATTGTATCAACTCTAGTTTCATTAACAACATCTAAGATAACGATTGCAGATGTTGTTCCACCTAAACCTGCTCTAGAGGTTGCAACGGAAGTAATTCCAACATCAACAAAGTTTTTCAAACCAGCAGGGTGAATAATGCTGTTAACTGGACCAGATGATTCATCCCATGTTATTGGACTCTTAATTGAATAAGAGAGATTCTGATAATAATCATTGTTAGGTGTTACTTGGTAATCTTCATTAATTTTACCAATATCATTACTCCAACCCAAATCAACTTTAGATGAGTAGCTTATGTTAAACTTCGCTCTCTTTCTATCAACATTTGTTACCTCAGCAACTGCTCCACTTATAATGCCCTTAATCTTTGCAGATTTTCTTAAGTTGTAATCACCTCTTATCTTGATATAATCATCTCTTACAAGAGAAACTTCCAAATCAGTATCAAAGAAACCAGTTCCAGTATCAACGAAGAGTTTTTCATTGATAGTAAATTTAGCTCTCTCTTGCTTTACATCAATGATTGGATAATTTGATTTGTTAATAATCGTAGCATATCCAGACTGGAATGTCTTTGCGATTCCTGGATTAGTACTAAGACCAATTCCATCTTCCCCAACAAGTCTAAATTTCAATACTGCTGGACTGGTATCATTGTACTCAGTTACTTCAAAGAACTTGTACTCATAATCTGCGGAGTTAAATCCTTCACCAGTTCCAGGAATTAATTCAACACCTTCAACAAAGATTCTATCACCAGGTTCAAATAATTTGCTAGTAAATCCAAGAATAGGAGTATTTAAAATACAGGTTGCAATACCAGAATCACCACTGGTCATGGAAGAAATACCAACACCATTTGAATTATTAATTGCGATTATCTTATGTGGTTCAGATTCAAGACCAAAAATAGGAGCAAGTTGCTCTACTTCTGCAATAGCACCATTTGGAGCATGAGCAATAAACGTAGTTGAATCTACAATTTGTTTCTTGGTATCGTTCCACAGAATTAAATCTGGATCTGATAAGTATCTTGCGCCACCAAACTGAATACTGACATCGGTGATAGTATCCAGGTTGTCGATAGAAATAACTGGGGGGACAATCGCTTCAGGTCTTAAAGTCTTATCTGATGGATAATCATATCCAAAATCTTTGAATCTTACTTTTCTGATTCTTCCAATTGAAGTTGAAATTGCTGCAATATTTGCATTAGTTCCTTCTTCAGATGTAACATCACTAAACTTTGGTAGACTTTCGAAGTTAAATCCTTTCGAAAGTATATTGACGTTAGCGATTGAACCACTGAGTGCTGTTCTTGATTTTGTTGTATATTTTAACTCATCACATTGGGTGTCAACATAATTTAAAACTGTTGGGAGTTGTACTGGAGAAATATTAAATGTAGTACTACCAACTCCGAATACATCATAAGTTCCAGTGTATGGGCTGTTGATGTAATTAATCTGTGAGTAGTTTTGTACATCAGTATCTGCAGTGCTAATATATCCAGATTTTTCTAGTGCATAGAATAATCTATCAGGAATATTTTCAGAATACTCAATAGTTAAGTTTGCAATTCCAGTTGTACCAACACCAACAGTTCCAACACCGATTACATTGAAACCATTCTCATCATAGGATGAAGTATATTCATTAATAAAATTGCCTTCTCTGAATATCTTAAGTTTAAATCCATCAAGAGATTCGTGACTTAAGTCAAATTGAAGGTCACTATTTTTAACTACATCAATCTCTGGATTTATCAAAGAGAATCTATGATTTGTATCTCCCGTTCCAACAATGTTGACAGCATTTTGTGTGGTGGGAATTGCATCATATAAAGTTTCTGCAACTTTAAATTTATCCGAAGACTCCTTAATTACATAGTATGATCCAGTATGAAGACCAGCCGCTGGTTCAACACTTTCATAGTAAACTTTATCACCAGTTCTATATCCATGATCGGTGATTGTAATTGTATTATCAGCAATATTGATATTAGAAGAATTAATACCTACTGGATTAATTAAAAGTTTTCTTTCTTCCTGATTGAACTCTACTCTAAGAGCAGCAGTTGTTCCCAATCCAACAATCGTATTTGGTTTGACTACAAGTTTAATAGTATCACCATTCTCTAATCCATGAGTTGTTCCACAACTTACAGTTGTTACTATTCTGCTTACATCTCCAGTAACTTGTACTTTATTGGATACTAACTTATATTCATTATGGTCATCACCATCACTGTGGAAGTAAAGACCATTTCCAGATGTAGTTAAACCAACGGTTGTAACTAATCCAATGTAATTTTCTCCTTTGTTGATGACATAAAGATCTGTGCCATCTAAAAGATTGAATGTTCCACCAACAGTAGAGGATGCTCCGACTACAATTTGTGCAGTTCCTGGTTTTGGTGGATTTGTATATGTTACCTTTTGACCTGTTTTGAATGGATGTTTTGGTAAGTAAATCTGGCGTGTTGGGATAGAAACAGTTACTGTAGTAATTCCAACATTAAACGATTTTGTAACTGCAGAACCAGAAGTTGTACCAACTCCAACCGCATTTTTTGCATTGAAATAAACAATGTCATTAAAACTTGAAGTAAACTTCTGAGTTTTAACTGGAAGAGTTAATCTATTTTCTTTAATTTCTAATCTACTTCCAAGTGTATGAGCAACTCCTGCGGGTTCTGGTCTTTTAATTTTTAAAACACCATTACCAAAGTTATTGAGGACAATGGCAGTTTCACTTCCTTGTTCGGAATGAATTACGACGGTTGTTCCTGTAGAAACATTTACACTTCTAGAAACAAAAATATCTTCTGCTATTCCATATGGGGTTGAACTATAATTAATCATTGTTCCAGCAAGTGAAACAATAGATGTGGTAAATCCAATATTGAACGTTCCAACCAGAGAAGTTATTGATGTTGAAAGACCGCCAACAACAACTCTATCATTATTCAATAAATCAAATCCATCTCTGAAGTATGCAGAAACTTGATTTTCATTATCCCACTCAAATACACATGATTCGTAGGAGTCTAAAATAGTATTAAGAGCAGTTATTCCAGCACCAACTAGTTCAGAAACTTCTGCTCTAAGACCAGCACCATTTGCACCCTCTATATCAAAATTTACTCTGTCTCCAATAACATAGTTAAGACCACCTTCAATAACCTTAACATCATCAACTTCACCTTGTGTAACGGATTTAACTACACTTGCTTGATTGAATACTTCATATCCTTCATTAATAAAATCGTAATCAGCATACTTTTTATTGATGTTATATGGGAAAGTATTTCTAACAAGATTTGAGTTATTAAAATCGAAAGTATGATCTAAAGTAAAGTTCTCAGAAATAATATTCGACTTGTAAGTATTTCCAACAAAGTATGGATACTTTGGTTCAAAGTCTGGTGATGTTGCACTTGTAGTAACACCAACAAAGTATGCATAGATTCCATTTGGATAATCTGGTGTTATGCAGAATCTTCCATTATGTCTATCTAAATCTCCAGATCCAGTGTATCTGTAGTCTTCGATGAAGAAACCAGGTTTGAAGTTGGGAGGTCTATCTTCTACCGAAGCAGATTTTAGTTCATAACTTGTATCTAATATCTTAACACCAGACTGAACATCTGATGGTGAAGAGTATCCAAATGGTCCATAGATTGGATTGCCGTCATATGCCCATCCAATGATTGGTGAGTGTGAACCACCAAGCTCTTCATAATTTTCTGCCAAATCTTCGGAGTATCCATAAATTCCATAAACAAGACTATCTTCTTTCTCATTCTTGTAAAGATTTGAGAATATTTTTGTGTTTTTGGATTTTGAGAAGTCTGCAAATCTTTCAGCATCATTTACAGAAAGATCTCTAACTCTTGTATCAAATTTGGCACCGAACCCTCTTTCTTTTACAAAAATACTTGTAGAATTTGCACTATATCCAATACCAGAATTAATTACAATAATATCAGAAAGTCTATCCCCATCCATGACGGGTCTCAATATGGCACCAGTTCCGCCTGGTGTTGATGTATCTTCAATAACTAATTCTGGTGGACCTGCATAACCATTACCCTTATTAAGAACTTGTACATCCGCAATTCTACCATTTAAGATAATAGGAGCAAGTTGTGAATTTGAACCAGTTTCAATAGTTATTATTGGTTTTCTATGTAAGTTTAATGTAGTTGATCCATATCCACTACCAGTCTCATAAAGATATGCATCTGAGACTTCTCCCGTTACAATTGGTGTGAATACAAACTCTCCAGTAGTAGCACCAAAAGAAACATTTGCAACTACTTTAATTTCTGGATACTTGAACACATGATATCCATCAATGGTTCCAAATCCCACAAAATCTACAAACTTGTTTCTTACCAAATCTGTTGTTACTGTTCCAGAAACACCAACATTGATTAATTTAAATCTGTTGTCATCAACTTTGTATATTGAATATTGATTTTCTGTATGTAAACCGACAATAGAAATTTCACTAGTGGTGGTTGTTAATCCAGCAAAGGTTTCTTTGGAATATGTTACAGTCTCACCAGTCTTAAATCCATGATTTGGAAATTCAATAGTATTGTATGCAGTGGAAACTCCTGCAGTCTTAACTCTTAATTTTCTGTGGGCATACCCAGAACCAGATTCTAAAACTTTTACCTGTCTAAGATTCTTTTTGGATAAAGTTCTAAATTTGTGAATTCCAGCTGCAGCAGTTGCAGTTGAGAATCCAATAGTATTGATTCCTGCAAGTGCTTCTGCTCTAGATTTGTGCAGTTTAATGGTGCTGCTATTTACTACGCTGATAGCATATTCATCACCACTACCAAGTGTTCCTGTAGTTATATTATTAGTATCATATGCATTTCCAATATTGATTGGATTATTTCCATTCTGATTGTAAATTAGAGATTGACCTGTGAATAAATTATGCGGTTCTCTGAAAGTAATCGTTTCATCAACAATATCGACACCACCACCAAGACTAATTGGACGACTGTCAAACAGAAGTTCTCTAAATCTATCACCAACAACTGGTTGTAAGACACATCCAGATCCATTACCACCAGAAAGACTGATAGAAAGAACATCATCAATATCAAAATTTTGTGGGTCTACAATAACATCTTTTACACTACCAATAACTACAGGTTCAACATATGCCTGAGTTCCTGATCCAATTCCTATCCTAATGTTTGGTGGATTGATTACATCATATCCAGAACCACCATTAAGGACATCAAATTTCTCTAATGGACCCCAATAAATCTTATCTCTAGATTGTGGAGAAGAAATCTCAACACCATCGATTAAGATTCCAACATTACCAATATTTCTATCACTTTCTTTTACACTACTTAGAGATTGTTTAATCGGAAACTTTCTAAAAATATTATTTTGTGATATAAACCTATTTTCGTGACGCTTCAGAGTGAATATGTGCTCACCTGAAGTATTGTCGGCAGGAAGCAACTCTACATACTCATCACCTTTGATTCTTGATTTTGATGAGTATACGCGAATTTTATTCGTATCTACAAGTTTTACATAATAAAAACCACCAGACTCCAATCCTTTTAGAGGATTAGTTGCAGTGTAGACAATCTCATCACCATCAATGAATCTTACTGCAGATGGGAACTTAATAGTTTTATAAGTTAACTTTGCAGAATCATATTCTTCTAGATTATTTACAGATCCATCGGATAGTTTTGATTCTACAATTTCATCTACGATTTGATATCCTGGCAGAGAATGGGAGGCAACATATCCATACTCATTCTTATCATCGGTATAGACGTTGAGAGTGTTTGCAATGTACTTGTCATTTCCTAATTTTAAATTAGATGTTGCACTAGTTACCTTAACAATATTTCTTCTTATTGAATAAGAAACGCCAGCAAGTGGTACAAATGCTCCCAGGTTGGTTAATGTAACTTCCCTATTTGCAAAGTTAATATTATCAACGATTGCATTTGGATGAGAAACAACATTGCTGCTACCAACAACAATATCAACACTATCGCCAACTTTAAGGAATGATTTATCAATGACGTCAGTTGAAAGGATAAAAGTACTACCTTGAATTGAATCAACTGCAAGTCTTGTACTGGTATTATACAACCAAGAATTTGCAAATGATTCTTTGAATGTTTTTTCACCAATTGGGTTTTCAATGATTTCCCCAATATTTCTTACAAAAATTTCCTCACCAACTTCCATCAAAGGAATATCTTCAAGTGCTTCAAAGTCTGAAAGTACTCCAGTTACACGAAGTTCTACCCTTTTGCTGGTATCTCCATTTTCATAACCGAAGATAACTTCATTTGCTCTGACACCTTCACCAAGAGAAATCGCACTGGTAACACCAACACAATCAAAGAATTGATTAATACTCTTATTCTGATATGTTATAACATTTCCACTAACATTAAGTTCTCCAGTTTGACCAAATCCAATAGTGGAATCCACACTAATGACTGAAGAACCAATTGAAACTTCTTCTAATGACCTGGAGAATCCTGGAACACCAAAAGTTCCTTCAACAAGATCTCTATCATTATATCCTACAAACAAACCAAGTTTATAGAATGTTCTATTATTTCTTGTGAAAATTTCTACATCAGATACTGAACCACTAGTATCCGTATCTACTGATCTAAAGACTGTTTGACCTTCTAATCCAAGTGGATTGCCTGAGATTGGTTCAGCAACAATAATCTCTCTTCTTACAAACTCTGCAGAAGATGGTTTAATCAGTCTAGTTTCAAGATCAATTACTTTTGCAGATACACCATAAAGAACCTTGAACAGGATTCTGATAGATTCTTCAATACCTTTCGACTGGTAGAAGTTTCTGGCATGTTTTATGAAGTTGCCGACATCTAAATCAGAAACAAAAGTTTCCCCCTCAAATCCTGGAGTAAAAGTTTTCTTTAATTTTCTGTAAAATTCTTGAAGAAATAGTGCGCTCAGATTCTGAACACTAGATTGTGCTGTGTGTGCAGCAGCAGTTGTGTCTGAGAATATTACATTCTGACGATTAACACTAATAAAATATTCTCTAGTCCTATCGTCATATCCAGTAATTCCACTGAATCCACGAACACATCCCGTAAACGTAGTGGTGGTTTTGCCAGTATATGTAATTACTTCATCACCAATCTTTAAAAGACCATACTCATCAGGGAATCCTTTAGTTGAGGATACAGTGATTGTCGTAGATGATGCTGTTATATCAGAAGAGAGAGTTGTTTGACCAACAACAACCTCAGGCACAAGGTTATCAATCTTGAGATATCTGTCAAGATTATCAACCAAGTCAACATTACCACCCTGGTGTTCCTGGGAGATGTAATATTGTTTGAAGAATTCTATTGCCTTTGGAAAATCAGCTACTAAAAATTCTGGAAGTTGGCTCTCAATAATTTTATTGAGTTGCACTCTCTTCTCAAATTGCGACATATTTTATTTCCTCTCTAAAGCTCCGTTTGAATAACTTGAAGTATAGTAATCTCTTGTGAAAGAAACGCCAGAAATGTCCTCACCAGATGCAATGACATCTTTAACCATATTTATTGTGCTACTGGGAATGTCTAATGAGAGATAAAGATCTTTCAAACCAACAACATCATTGGAATCTGGATATGCTTGAATTTCAATAATATTGTTTGGTCGTGAAGTTTCTAAGATGTTTATAGTGTTAATAATAATTTCACCAGTCTTATAATTAACCTTTCCAATCTCTTTAGAAACGACAACTCTATTACCTAGAGCATCTTCTTTAACTACAGAAAGAACACCTTCTTCAATATCCAACTGTTGTGGTCTTCTAAGGAAAACCTGTGCAGCTTCATCAGCATTGGATATTGCATCAGCACCAGTACCAATCGTTGGTGCATCAGTAATGTAAACTGTAGAACTCTCTCCCTGAACTTTAAATCCAGTTGACTTAATGTTCAGTCCATTTGGGTTTACACGGAATCGATTGCCAAAACATAATTCATATTGTGCAAATTGATTCACCAATACCTTCATGTCCCTTCTAATTCTTACCTTAGTAATGTTAGAAGTGATTGCATTGTCTACACGATCAATCAGTTGAAGAACTTTACTGTACTTGAATCTACCACCAAAACGATTCATATCAACATCCTTCGAGTAGGTTGTTAAGGATGATACAATATTTGTTCTCAAATCATCTACATTTGAGACTTGTTGATTATTGTAGTAAACAGTCGAATCAAGTTCAACATAAAGAATCTTAAGGTCAACAATCTTTTGATTGATTCCTGCAATCGAATATTGCTTAATCCTGTTCAGAATATTCTGCTTATCAAAGTCTGAAACATAGGTTCCATTCTTTGGTTTGATACTAATCTGCACAGTACCAAACTTAGGTGGTGTTAATTCTTCACCACCAACAACTGCAACAGACTCTGTATTGGGATAGATTGAAGCAATGATTGCTTCATAATCTCTTGCTGTAACCGCTCTGTACTGTGCAGAATAGAGTCTAGGGGCGAAGTATTTGATTGATGATACATTCTCTATCTCACCGCCGTTTATCGCCCTCTGAACGGTTGTAACGGGGATAGAGGCACTAGGAATAACTCTTACACCACTAGAGTCAACAAAATTTCCTTGGAAGTCAAATAATGCTGGTCCATTTCCTGCCTCACCATCAGTAACAAGATACCTGATAGTAATGACTGCATTATTTTCTAGTTTCTTACCAAAGTAACCATCACCAAAGAGAAGTTCATATCTTTCATCCTGAACTTCTTGTATTAAAAAGATTTCTGATTTGCTATCAATGTTTAAAATATTATCAACCAGATGATATTCACGCCCAAGACCTGTATCGTTGACGCCTTTTACGAAAGCAGTGATAGTTGATGTATCAATATTTGGATTATCAAGAATAAATTTTTGATCCTGAGAAGTATCAACCAAAAATTGTCTAGTTAACAGTGAACCTTGGTAAATTTGAATTGGTTTTTCTGCAGATCCAAACTGTGCAACACCATTAACAACAGTTGCAGTGATGTCTTCAGGAACTGAGAACCTATAAGATGTGTTATCTGCTGCTCCAACACACACCAGACCTGCTTCAAGGGTGACAAAAGCACTACTAGTAGTGGTTGGCACCGCAAATGTAACTTGTGCCTTAGCGGCGCTCCTAGAGCGAGGTATGTAACCGATGTTTCTTGCTAAGGAAACCACGTTTTCACGAACTGTCGCCCCATCTAGGAACGATTCATTCACTACAAGGTTTGCATTAAATGCATTAATGTAGGTATTATAAGCAAGCGTGTCGATTAAGACTGAAAAATTAGACCCTTCAAAGTCAAAATCCGTGAAATTTGAATTTGCACGAAGATAATCTTTGATCTGGGTCTTTATTTGGTCGAAATCTAGGTTAGTAAACTGTGTAAAAGGCATTTTTTATCGCGTTGCCTCTAGTATGAACGAAAAGGCTTGTGGTGGAAAATCTTGTCCTACAACATCAAAGTAAACTGTCACATCAAATGCGTTCTGATCGGGTTGTGGATCCACATCAATACGTACATTTTCAACACGATCCTCAAAATATTCGATTGTATTGCGAATTTGGTCTTCGATAATCGTTGCAGTAGCAAAATCAACGAATCCAAATAGACTCTTACGAATATCTGTACCGACTAAAGAGTTAAAAAACCGTTCAGTTGGAATGGTTTCAACTAAATTACGTACAGATCGAACGATTGCACGCTCATTTGTCAAGACAGGAAGGTCTTTCGTCACAGGATGTGGATCAAAAGCAAAACTAATGTCCTTAAATGCTCTAGAAACCCTTTGTGTCGGCATTGTATGGATAGATTTTTCTGAATTTATTTATACCTACTACCCAGAAATCTTACCATAAGTGGGTTCTGTACCATAATCCCAGTCATCATAGTCCTCATCATTACGAATTTTCTCATGAAGTTCGTTCTGAGTCGCAAAATCATGCTTTTTAGGTGTTAAATCATCATTTGCAATCTCACGAAGCATCTTTTGATGCTGATGATTACCCAAATTGTCTAAAAAATCGTGCATTTTTTCATTTCTAACGTAATCTGTCACAAGACGAGTGGTACCCCACATCTCTCTCATGTAGTTTGAATCTCTATCGACAGGTGAATTACCCATTTTAGCTCCTGATTTACAAGAAATCAGAACTTTTAGAGGGGTTGCTATCCCTTACTGATATTTATTGACAAAAAAAGGGGTCCGAAGACCCCATATATCAACCTTTACCTTGCCCGCGATACATTTTCCTTGCTTTATTGCGAGAAGTCGCTGCATATTTTGTATGCTTCCCTGTGCCTTGACGAGACTTCTTAGGCTTCCCAGGAGTAAACCCATCCTTAACGAGACCGACTTTGGAACGTGCTGCCATAATTAATCCTCAACTACAATTTTTGTTTCAATTTCCGAGGGATTCGGTGACCCAGAAGAGTAGAAGTCCTCTGCCAGGTCCATAAGTTTATCAAAGTATTCATCTTTGGTCAAGCCCTCTGCAAGTACTTGACCCTCATGGAGAATTGTATAAGACTCCTGTGCCATTATCAGATCACGCGAGTTTTTTCATGCCCCACTCTGATGCGAGGATCGCACCAAATCTCAAATCCTGCCTCTTTTGCATCCAGACAGAAACTTACATCCTCTCCACACATATCCTGAACCTCACCAGATTCAAAGACTTGCATCTTCGGTGCAAACCATGGATACTTCATCTCATCATGCTCAAACACACCGTTCTTAATCAATAACCACCCAAATCCTGCATAGTCTACAGTGAATGGCTTACGACGCTTTGAGATACTCTCAATCGTTTCATGATTCATTACACCACCATTGTTTCGGAAATCATCTTCCTCCATCCAATGTGCAACACTGGTGGTTTGACCGTCTTCGGTACAATACCAACCACTTGCAATATCTTGGTCCATCAAGACCAACTGATAAAACTTCTCAGTATTAAACACAATATCACTATCAATCCATAATTGATAATCATACTTCAACTTTCCATCCCATGGTTTCTGGTCAGGTCCTCTCAGAACATTTGCACCTAAACACTTACAACGTGCAAAGTTCACCATGGAACTATAATCTTGTGAAATTTGAATACTTGCACCATGCTGCACAAGGTCAAAACACAATTGTACAAAATTTTTGAGATACGTATATGATACTCCACGCCCTGGTAAACAGAAGACGACAGTCTTCCCCTTTACCATCTCACGCGCTTTTGCATAGTCCCACTCATCCTCTTTGGTGACTGTGGGCGTTTTTGCTTTTACTGTAAATCCTTTTGCCATAACTTAATCAAGTTTGAATGTGAATCGATTCATTAGTAATTATACTATGAGACGCGATGGTTGTCTACCGTTTAACTTCGGTTATTACGATACAATCTCCATCCGCCTCCATGTTTACTTCAGTTCCCTCATACCAACCATACTCTGATATCACCCACTCAGGAATGATTACATAATACTCCCCAGTTACAGGATCGACCTCTACGGTGCTTAAATTTTCTCCGGGATTTTTTTGCATACAGTGTATTCCGTTTCTCACTTTTGCTTTATATAGAAAAACTAAGAGTTATAAAAATAGCTGCCGAAAGCAAGACTTTATAGCTTTATGGTACCTAGGCGTTTTATATACACGCGCCGCGGCGCGGGGACGCGGCGGGCGGCGGCACTGCCTACCACGCACCCACCACTGCCGTCAAGCACCCCTGTGCCACTTCAGCGAACGTCCCCCAGGGCGGTTGCTTTGGTGCTCTGATGCACGGAGCGGGAACCGGCACCAGTGCGAACACGGGAAGAACCCCCACGGATGCGGTCGGCGTAACGGTTTGCACGGGTTCCGTGGGCAGTGCGGAGGACGGTGACCTTAACTTCCTTCCCTGCTGCCTGCAGTTCGGAAGCGATGGCGATCAGGTTGGCGGTTGCGGTGGTCATGTGCCTTTGTTTGAACTGAAGTTATTATAGGGGGTCAGAGGTGCCCCCCACGATGGGGAGTGTGCCACCTTGTGGGGCGGCACACCCTTAAATGTCACTTACCAGTTGCGGGAAAAAATGTAACCATCCTGCTCATCAAAGTCATAAGAAAGTTGGTCCCAAGTTGCATTCCAATCAACACAAACAAAGGAAGGAATGTCCATGCAGTAGCAGTCAGTTACCAACTGTTCTGCAAACTCTGCACCTGACATTTCGCCTTGATAAGCGTCTTCAAAGTTCTGCAATTCTTCCTCACCGTAGAGTTCAATGAATGCCTTAATTGCATCAGCGTCGAAGTCTTCCAACAGTTCAGTCAGAATGTCATTTTGGTCGGGATATTCTCCCTTAAGTTCTTCTTTCTCAACCGTTGCGGTAGTGATACCACGGGCGTCCATAATTGCTTCGTAAAATGCAGTGAATGCAGGTTTGCCATTCTCCCGAACGTAACCGCA